GCAGCTCTACATCGATCGTTGCATTGGCAAGTGTACCAGAAGAATTGTACACTTTGAACTCTGCTGCTGGCTCAGAATTGACGGTCTGCGTCTTGCTGATCAGTTCCCACGACCAGCCCGCACCGACGTTCTGGAGCGCGAGGATACGCGCGGTCGAGATCGCCGCCAGCTGGCCCCTCGCACCGATCTTGAAATGCCCCGCCGCCACCGAGGAGAACCACGACGCCGTCTCGGTCGCCGTGTTCACATCTTCATAGGTATCGGTGTAGCTGCTGGACGATATGATGGTCGTCAGGCCAGACAGGACCGGCGTGGTATCGGCCACCGAGGCGCGGATCTGGACGTAGCGCTTGCCCTCGGACAGCGCGAGCGCGACCCAGGAGCCGGTGACGGTGCCATCGGCTTGGGTGCCCGTTTTCATCTCTAGGGTCACCGTGCCATTCGCCACCGCCGTTACCAGCGGCGTGAACGTCACATCGGCCCCGAGATCGAGCACCGGCGTCTCGTAGCGAAGCGGGCTGTTGTTCGTCAGGATGTTGTCCCAGGTCGCGGGCAGCGACGACCAGGCGCTCGGGAGGTTCGACCAGTTCTGCGAGGACGTCGCGTGCAGCGCATTGTCGGTATCCAAGAAGCACGACGTCTTTGTTCCAGGCCACGCCAGCGACTGCTCGATGCGCTGGAGCAGCACATCGCGCAGCGGCGGATCACCGAGCACGGCAGACGAGATGAAGCGTGCGTCGGTGCTTTCGTTGCCCGACGAGTCAACGGTCTTGATCGCGAACCAGTATGTCCCGCTCGCGAGATCCGCCGTCTCGTAGGGCGAGGAGATGAGCAGCCCTTCATGGAGCGCCGTCATCGAGGACCAGTCGGTCGTGCTGCTGGTCTTGTAGCGGATGCGGTAGCCGCCGCCGGATCGCACATCCGCCGGAAGGCTCGCGAGGCTCCAGGTGAAGCGCCGCGTTCCGTCCGCAATCCTGGCGACCTGGAACGTATCAGGGCGAGGCGGCGGCGCACTCTTGCCCTCGACAACATGGCCGGTGACGGCGACCCAGCCTGAGACCACGCCGAGGCCACTGATCGATCGGACGCGCACATCGTAGGCCGTGCCGTCCTCGACTGGCGCGACGTAGCCGACAGAGACCGAGGCGGATGACAGCACGCTATCCCAGTCGGTCTCGGCGGACTTCTTCCAAGCTAGCTCGTAGTTCGCGACCCTGGCGTCGCTCGGCGCGGTCCATGTCGCTTTGATCCGCGAGATCACCGAGCCCTCGGCCAGCTGAAGGATCTCGGCGTCGCCGCTCGCCAGGACCAGCGACGTCGGCGCGCTGACGCTGAACGGGTTCGGCAAATCGGTGTCGGGCGCGGGATCGACCTCTTCCTCGTCGGTGCCCGCCGTCCAGTCGTAGACGGTCGAGGCGGTCTCGCGCAGATCGAGATCGACGCCGAGGCTGCCGTCGCCGTCGATCACGAAGCGCAAGCCGGTGACCTCAAATGGCTTCGCCGTCCAGCCCATGCGCGTGTTCGTCAGGCCGACGACATCGCCAGGCACCAGCCGATACGCCGTGAGCTTCGCCGCCAGCTGCACGCTGATCTGCTGCCGCGCCTTTCGCAGTTCGATGCGCGCGATACGCTGTGCGGTCGCCGCAGAGGTAGTGAACGGGAGATCGATATCGCGCCAGAGCTTCTCGCCGCCGTCGTCCGAGACGTAGGTGGCATTCGTGACCGGTGGGAAGTCCGAGGCTTGCCACTTGTTATCCGGCGACACGAATGTGCCCTTCACGCCGTTGGCAAGATCCCGGCGGCTCAGCCGCGACGAAACGCGGATCGGCCCGCGTAGATCGGCCTCGGTCAGCGTGATGGTCGGCGCGGTGTATGCGCCAGCGAAGATCGACCATGTCCCACCGACCAGCGACGCGCGGCCCGCCATAGCGCCGGTCATTGAGGCGATGATGTCGCGCGGGCGCTGCGAGGTGTCGAACGTACCGTTCATGGTGTAGCGGTCTTCAGTGCCGCCCGCCGCCAGCGTGACGTTCTCGTCGCAGATGTTCGCGGCGGCGATCAAATCGGCCTCATCGATGCGCGTGGCGTAATCGACGCCCAGGCCGCGTATCGGGTCGGTGAGGTAGTCGGCCAGGCAGAGCGCCGCATTCGCGCTCCACGCGGTCGTGCTGGTCCGAGGGTCGTAGACCTTCTTGCCCTTGACCACCGCCGTGATGTTCGGGATGCCGGACGCGAACAGGTCGGAATTGTGCGTCAAGCGAACATAGATGCACGCGCGGCCACGCTGGCGGTGGTCGGCGGTCCATTTGTCGGACGCTTCGGTGATGAGGTCGGCGAAGGCCGTTTGCCCATCGGTGCCGAGCTTTTTTTGGACGCGCACGAAGCCCGCGTATTTCCCCGTCGCGTTGCCACTTCCGTCGAGCGGGACGATCTCATCGTCAAAATAAATGTCCCCGATCTCTTCGACCTCATGACCGGCGAGCGTGATGATCAGGTGCAGCTTGGAATTGCTGTCGGTGGTGTGCAGGAAGGTGATCGCGCCGCCGGTCCGCACCTGGCCGTAGATCACGCGCCACGGCGTGATCGGCTCGCGCACGGTCTGCGTGCGTTGAGCGCCCGCGAACGGGTCGGAAAGCTTCGGTAGCTTCGGACGGAAGATCGATCCGGCAATGGCCGACAGCGTGATCGAGGCCACGAGGCCGACCGCTGCGGTAACGAGCGCCGCGCCGACAGAAGCGCCGCCGACCAGCGCGACGATAGGGGCGACGATAAAGCCCATCAGACGCCCCAGGCAGCGACGATACAGCGCGAAGGCATCATCAGTAGCCCCGACTGCGAAAGGCACGCCACGCGCGCTCCCGCGACGATCCCGGTGGCCTCTGTCTCGCCGTAGTCAGTCGTGACCAGCACGACGTCGCCGCGCTTCGCCATGAGGACATTGTTCATCGCTGGCCCGAGAGCCCTGCTCCACACCGCGCGAAGTCCGCCGCCGGACAGCGCGAGCATCGTGGCGCGCGCGCCTTCCTCGTCGGTGTATTGGCCGCGATAGAGCGCGACAGGATCGACGTCGGTCATCGCCAGGACGCAATCGCCCGCGAACAGGCCGCAGTCGTGAATGCCCCACTGGAACGGCTTGTCGCGCGCGTCTTCAAACGCAGCAGCGAGCCTCGATGCCCAGTCCTCACGACGAACTATCATCAGCGGCCCCATGTGATCTGCGCGTCTTGCAGCGATGCAACATACGCGAAACCGAGATCGCCGGGATAATCTATCGCCTGATCCTCGGGCGTGTAGCGGCGCTCGCGGGCGCGCTCCAGGTCGATCAGTTCGCTCTCGTAGGAGATCGCGATGGTGGCGGTGTCCTCGCCGTCCTCGATCGCCGGAACGTCGAGGCGGCCCTCGAACTGCAACACCGGATCGGCCACGACCGAGCCGCCGCTGAAGAACGCGAGATAGACGCGGCCCGTCTTGCCCGATCGCGCGTCACCGAGCGCAGCGGCGAGCAGATCGGATGGCACGCCGGACAGCGACACCGTGAGGCCCGAGGCGCGGATCTCGTTCGTCTCATCGATGGCCGAGATGCCGAGGAGTGTGCCGACGCCGCTCCAGGTCTTGCTGTCCCAGGACAGGTTGCCGATGCCGGACCACAGCCGCACCCAGCCGCTCGCGAACTCGCCCTCGAACAGGATGCCGACCTCGACGGACGCGGCCTGTAGCTGCGTGATGACGGATGCGGTGAGGTCGCGCGCCATCAGATCGCCTCGACCGCGCCGAAGGCGAGCGTATAGCGCAAGCCCGAGCCCTGGAGCGCCCAGCCCTGCGTATTCGACGCGAGGCGGAACAAGCCCTTGGCGGCGCTCGTCGTCACGACGGCGTTGTCGGCGGGGCTCTCACGCAAGCGCGGCCAGATGTCGAGCGTGATCTCGCCGCTGCTTTCGGTGGCGTCCACAAGCACCTTGTAGAGCCGATCACCGATCTGGAAATAGTCGCCCGCCTTGACTGTCGCGCCCGCCGAGAAGCCATCGACCAGCAGCGTCTCGCCGGTCTGCGACGCGCCCTTGACCAACGGCGTGCCCGCCCATGTTCCACGCGGCGTTGCGCCACCGGGATCGGCCAGGCGGAACGTGCCCCAGGCCCCGCGCAGCGAGGCCAGCGCGGCGATCCATTCCTCGGCAGCGGGACGCTCCATCTCCGCGACAGTGACGTCCGCTTCCCACCGCGCGCCCTGGTGACGGACCAGCTGCTGCTGGAGGGTGAACGGCGAGGTCGAGATACCGACCACGTTGCCCATGCGAAACTCGACGCGCGCGTAGCCGCCGGATGTCGGGAGGGTGATGGGGTAGGAGATCGTCATGGTCAGGTTCCCATCGCGGCGGCGAACGATCCGCCGCGCATCCTGGCGTCCGCCACCGCATCGACGGTCTGGCGCTTGATCGCCGGCATAAGCGCGGCGATCTCGGCGCGGACGGTCTGAGCGACGCCGACGCTGATCTGGATCGTCTGGTTCACGACGGTTGAGCCGGTCTGCCCGTTCGGAATGATGCGGCCCGACTGACCGGGCATGAATAGCTCTGGCCCCTGCTCACCGACCAGATAGGCGCTGCCCGCCTCGACCGGCCCGCCGAGAGCGCGAGGCCCGCCGAACGGGATGCTGGTCGAGCCGCCCGGTCCTCTGATGTCACCTGGTCCGCCACCGATCAGACCGCCGAAGGCGCTCGACAGCCCGCCCATGACGAGGTTCGCGAGCGGCGTCGTCACCGTCTGGCGCAGGATGATGCGCGCGATGTCCTGCGCGATCCCGGCCAGCACGCCGCGCAGCTTCTCGCCGCGCAAGATCGCGTCCTCGAAAGCGGACTGGAACGACAGGCCGAGATCGCGCGCGAGGTTCTCGTTCTCGCGCGACTGCTTCTCGATGCCGGTCAGGTACTCGGTCTGCTTCTCGGTGGCCTTGCGGAACGCCTCGTCCGACATCGCGACCAGTTCGTTGTACCGCTCCTGGCTGATGATCGCCGCGTCGAGCGCCTGGGCCAGCAGCGCCTGTTGATCGGCCCAGCGCCGCGTCGCGGCGGTCAGCGGGTCGAGGGTGTTTTCGAGGGACATGACATCGGAGAGGAAGCGCTGGCGCGCGCGCTCGGCCTCTTCCTGCGCGCGAGCGGCGTCGCGAATAGCCTCGGCCTCGCGCTTCTTCTGCTCTTCGAACTCCTCGCCGCGCCGCTTCAGGTTCGCGGCGGTCATGTCTGCTTGTTCTTGCTCGATGACGAGCCGGTCATATTCGCGGATGAGCTTGTCGATCGCGTCGATCTGCGACTGAATGCCCGCGACGTTCGCCGCCGCCTGGGCCTCGACAACGCCTTGAAACTCGCCCGATGCCCTGGCGCCGCCGCCTGTCGGCATCATGCCGGTCAGGCGATTGCGCTCGGCCATCAGGCTTTCAAGTCGCACATTCGCGCGAATGCCCGTCTGCCCCGCGCCGCGTTTCGCGCTCTCCTCGTTCATGCGCTTGATCTCTTCCGTCAAGGAAGAGATCTCGTCTGTCGCCGCTTTCGCGTTCTCGGCCATCTTGTCGAACATCATGTAGATGCCGCCACCGATGGCGAGTGCCGCACCAGCGATTGCGCCGAACGCCCCGAAGATGCCGAGGAACTGTGAGCCCTGCTGGATGAACGCGACCATCGCAGATTGACCGCTCGCGACTTGGACGGCGAAGTCGCCCAGCTGATAGCCGGACTGCTGCGCGACGAAGCCGAACTGTCTGCTCGATGTCGCAGCCGCCGCAGTCGCCGCGCCCATCGCCGCCGTCGCAGTCGCGGCGGACATATACCGCTGCTGCGCGAGACTGATGATCTGCGCGCCGCGCTCCTGCGAGATGCGACCGCGCTCCATCGCGGAATTGACCCGGTCCACGATCTGCTCGTAGCGCAGTTGAGACGCGAAGCCCTTATCGAGCGAAGCCTGGAGGCGATCCATGCTGGACGACGACGACACCAGCGAGCGGGTCATCTTCTCCTGCGACTGCTCGACCAGGCCGCTGCTCGCGGAGATCTCGGTGTTTGCCCGATCGATCTCCTGCGCGCCGCGCGTGTATTCGCTCGCGTCGAGGCCAGCGCGGAGGACCGATTCTTTCGGCGCGTTGATCATTTCCGTCCCTCAATCTCGCCGCGCACGGCGAAGAACTCGCGATCTATCCGCATCAGAAGCGCCACTTCATCAGGCCGCATGTCCGCGCCGGTCAGTCTAGACCATGCATCGAGATCGGCCCAGGACAGCGGCTCGGCACCGTTGAAGCCGACGCGACGGCCCTGATGGAGATCGAGCCACGCCGACCAGATGTGCTCGCCCCACGCGGGCAGCGGTGGCCCGTCGAGGCCCGCAGGGCGGCGTCCTAGCTGCCGCGCGACACTCTCCAGGTGGTCGCGCTTTCGGCCACCCTTGCGCGGCAGATCCAGGTCGAAACGATGATGCGCGAAGGCGATCAGTTCGCCGTCGCGCTCAGCCAGTTTCCCAGATCGCCGATATGCTCCTCGACCTGGCGGCGGACCCACGCGAAGGTCGGATCGCTCATCAATTCCTGCTTCGCGGCTTCGTCGCACTCGACGTCGAGCGGGTCGCCGGCCAGCGAGTACAGTCGCCAGCCGGTGATGAGCGCCACCAGCATTCCGACCTGCTCGGCCTCGATGTCGTCAGCGGTGAGTTTCGCCGCGCGGCGGTCGAGGCGCGCGATAGCGGATGCGCGACGCTGCGCGCCAGCCTCGCGGCTGTCGAGCGACAGGCAGTCGATGTATGCCTGATCGCCATCGCGCGACAGAAGCGGCGGACGACCGGCGACGGGGATCGAGAGATAGCAGCGCGTCGGCTTGTCCACCGACGCGCCGAGACCGGCAAAACGCGACATGCTCAGGCCGCCGTGTCGTGGATGCGGATGGTGGTCGTGTCGCGGCCCGCCGCGCTGCCGGTGTAGCGGAGCGCCTGGAACGGCAGCGAGATCGTCTGACCATTCGCGCCGGACAGCGGCATGTCCGCGCCGCCGAGCTTCACGCGCGGCAGATAGATGCAGATGGCATCGGCATTCGACGCCGAACTGCTATCGACGCGCACGATCAGCTGTAGCTCGCTCTCGTTCAAAAATGCATTGAACAGCGCGAAATCTTCCACGAACGCCGACACCGTGCCCGTCACATTCGCGCGACCCAGGAAGATCTCGGGCGCGATGTTCTGGTTGATGACCGCCTGCATCTCGGCTTCCAGATCGAGCGCAATGTCGATGCCGGTCACGATGCCGAGCGGCGACGAGCCAGCATCCGGCGACAGGATCAGGCCGTTGGCCGAAGCGCACGCCGAGGTCGTCGTCGCAGCGGTCGGCGCGGTGAAGTAGGGCGCGCTGCCCGCCGAGAGCGACACCGCGTTGCGGCCCATGACTGGGATCTCGACAGTCGAGAGGCCGGTGGCCGGGAGCGACAGCGAGTAGCCGGACACGCGGCATTCGGTGAACAGACGCGAGAGGTCGAGATCCTCGCGGTACTCCTCGACGCCGAACTTGCGCGCGGTGAAGCCCGAGGCCGGGACGATAGTGGTCTTGCCGGGGCGAGTCACGGTGAAGCTCGTATCGGCCACCGCGTCGGTGGTCGGCGCAGGGCTGACGGTGACGGTGCGATTGCTCGTACCGCCGAAGGCCCGGATCACGAAGTTCTTGTCGTTGTTCGCCGCCGTGGCGAGCGTGCCAAAGCGAATGATGTCGCCAACGCGCAGACCGCTCGTCACCGGGTCGCCCGCAGTGAAGACGAACGTCGAGGTCGAGCTGTCGCTGGTGACGCTGGTGAACTGCGTGTTGCTCAGCGACAGCGCCGACACCGCCGTGTCGCGGTGCGCGGCGACGAGCAACTCGAAATAGGTGCTGGGCGAAAGCTCGCCCGAGATCGCGCCTTCGACGCGCCTCAGCCCGTGGCGGAAGTCCGCGATCTGCCGATCGGTCCTGATCTCTTCGGACTGATAGCTATCCTTCACCAGGTTCAGCGACGACGAGACGCGCCGCAGAACCTGACCGCCGGACGAGCCGGGATCGGTCGCGGTGTTCGGCTCGCTGTTGGCCGTGATCGACCCGCTGCTGTAGGCCTTGTAGACGATGCGTGACTGCACGCCTTCACTGATCGGCATGATCGGGTCTCCTTAGCCCTGGAAGCGATATTGAAACGGGATCGACGCGCCGCGACTATACCACGCGCCGTTTGAGCGTGTTGTGTCGGCAATGCCGACAATCGGACCTGTGAAGCTGAGATTGCCCGCGCGCCGCGCGCGAAGCGCCACGACGGCGGCGTCGAGGAGATCGAGGGTGACGTCCTCACCGATGCCGACCTCAGAGAACACGCGGACCGCGACCGCGCCGAACCAGAGCCGCTCATTGGCGAGCGATCCGCCGCCGAATGCGCGCATCTCCTCGCGGCTGAACTCGGTATGCAGATGCAGCCAGTGCTGCACCTCGCCCGGGGTCGGCGTGTCGGGGTGTGCGTTTTCGTGCCAGATCACGCGATAGGTCTCGCCGTGCGGCCAGCGCGCATCCCAGACGGCCTTGATCTCGGTGCGAATGGTGGTCCTGAGGCTCATGCCCGATACTCATACGTCCAGGGCATCATCGTGCCACGGATGAACCACGCGCCGTCCTCGGTCGCGCTATCAAAGATCTCGGTCGAGCCCTCGATGAATGACAGCCTCGCCTCGCGGTGCGAGCGGTAGACGCCGACCGCGTCATCGAGCAGGTCGAGCGCGGCGTCGTCACCGTAGCCGGTCTCGGCCACGACGCGAATCTCGACCGTTCCGCGCCACTCGCGGTCGGATGCCTCGCGACCGCCGGCATACGCGCGGACATCCTCGCCGTCGAAGTCGATCATCACATGCACCCACGCGCGCGCCTCGCCGGGCTCTGGGACGCTCTCGTTGTCGTTGACCTGCCAGAGCACCCGGTAGGTCGTTCCGTGCGGCCAGCGGGCATCCCAGGCGGTCCTGATGGCATCCCTGATCGTCCGCAGCGTGCCAGGAGGCGCGATAAGCTGGATGCGCGGCGGAATGCCGCCGATGGCGATGGCCGCTGCGGCGACTTCGATCGCCTTGCCCGCTGCGAGCGTCGGAGACGCGGCGGTGAGCGTGACGGTGGCGGCAGGGACCGTGATGGACTTGCCCGCCGCCAGCTGCGGCGCGAGCGCCGCGAGAACCTGAGCCGAGGCGAGCGGGACGACGATGCTCTTGCCCGCCGAGATCGACGGCGCTTCGCCGCCGAGGAGGATGGTGGCGGTGGGCACATCCACGCTGATGCCAGAAGCCGCCTGAATGGTCGGTGGCGCGGCAGAGAGCGTGATGGTGGCTGAGGGGGCGGCGACGCTCTTTCCGCTCGCCACGGACGGCGAAATCGCGGCCAGCGTGATCGTGGCGGCGGGGATGGTAACGACCTTGCCCGCCGAGGCAGTCGGAGCCGATGCCGACAGCGCGATGGTCGCCGCCGGGACCGCGACGCGCTTGCCCGCGCTGATCGACGGGGCGTTCGCCGCGAGGCTGATCGTCGCGGCAGGGACGGTGACGCTATCGCCCGTCCTGATCGCCGGAACCTCGCCGCCCATGAGCAGGGCGGCGGTGGGAACGGTGACGACCTTGCCCGCGCTGATCGACGGAGGATTGCTCGCGAGATTGATCGTCGCAACGGGAACGGTGATCGTCGCGCCGGTCGATGCTTGGATCGTCGGCGCATTGGCGGCGATGGTGATGGTGGCAGCGGGCGCGAGGATGTTGACCGCCGCCGCGCCATACAGATTGGCGAAGAGGAACAGCAGCCCCTGAATGCCGGTGCCAGTTTGGACTTCTGGCGCAGATGCTGCGATCTGGATTGATGCCGATGGGACAGATACCGATTTCCCCGCGCCTATTGCTGGAGCGGTGGCGGCGATGGAGATCGTAGCGGCGGGGACGGCGATGCTCTTACCCGCCGAGATGCTCGGGGCGTTGCCTGAAATTGTAATCGCCGCAGCGGGGATGATGACGCTCTTTCCCGCTGAAATGCTCGGGGCGTTCGTTGAAAGCGTGATGGCGCCAGCGGGAGCGATGGCGCTCTTGCCCGCCACAATTGTGGGTGAGCTAGCCGCAAGGCTGATTGTGGCGGCTGGAACAGATACTTGCGTCGGCGGCTGAAGTAGCGCCCACAGACCTGGGAACCGAGCGCGCAACATCTTCTCAGTCCCCGATCAACGGGGGGCGGTTGGCGAACGGATGGGCAGCGGCGAGAGGGATAGCCCATTTATAAGAGAGGTAGCCCTCTAGGCGCTGCCTGTCTCCAGGCGAGGCGGTCTCGGACAGGATCAAAAGCTCGCCAATGTAGCCAAAAAGCCTATTGCCAGTGTAATTTGCAATCTGGCCGACCACTAAGGGATTAGAGGCAATGGCTGGCGTGTCTGAGCTATGCCCAGTAGCCGCTGCATCTGCGCCGTTCCTAAACGCTGTCGAGGTTGTGTTTATTGCTCCAGGTGACTTTGTATAAGACAGGATGTTCCAGCTATTGACGGCAAGCGGCGTAACCTTGAAATCACGGCTGTTTGCATATGCAATGCTGATGTTTTGCGCGCTGCTTGTGTCGTCAATTCCGCAAGATGTTCCCGTTAGGTTGTAGTCGCCCCACCCAAAAGCGCATCCTTGGATTGAATCTGTTTTCTGATAAACAATAAAGAATGAAAAGCTTGGGTTTCCAGTCAGCGTAAACGCCGACGCAGTGGACAGCGTTTTATTGTCGAAATATGCTACAGCCAATCCATTCTTGCCATTCTCTGTAAGCGATGGACCATTCGTCGCGTTGGACAAATGCCAGCCATTTCCGCTTTTGTCTCTCCACTCCGTGACCCGTGTGGATACAGTCAAAGTCGAGATGTCGGAGCAATCATGCCACGATTTGACTGACAATAGGCTAGTGCGCGGCGTCCACAGCCGCCCCTGCACCCGCGCGCTATCGTAGTCGGACAGCCCGCGCGGCATCAGACCGCTTCTTCGTTCCAGGGGCGGACGTAGAGTTCGTTTCCAGACGCCGCCAGCGTCACGCCCGCGTTGTTGACCACCGACAAGCGCAGCGAGAACGGCGGGAGCCTGACCTGCACGATGTTGACCTTGGCAGACGCGCCGCTCGTCAACGGCAGGACGTAGACATCGCCGCCGACCTTGTCGGAGGTGTCGGTGCCGTCGTTGATCGTGACGCGGATGCTGACAGACCCGCCAGTCGATGGCGTGACGCTGCCGAGCTTGAGCGTCAGCAGCGCGTACAGGTCTTTGTTGCTGCTGTTGTCGTAGGTGACAACGCTGCTCTCCGATCCGTTCGCCAACGAGTTCGCGACCGTCGAGAGGATGTTGCTCGACCGCGTCGAGGGCGTGGCCCATTTCGCGACTGCCATCACCGACCTCCACGCGCCAGGCCGACCGCCCGCGCATCAACAACGACGCCGTGCGCCTCGGCCCATGACGGATGCCGCTCGACGCGAGACAGCGCCAGCAGAGCGTCCGCCTCAACCTGTTGCACCACGCCCGCCACGACGAGCCGCGCGAGCTGGTCGCGCGCAGAGGGGCGGGACAGGTCAAAGCGCCCGTCCTCTATCAGCCGCAGACCCCACCGGATGACGGGCTGAGCGATCGCCAGCGTCGTCAGAGCGTCCAGCAGCGCGGCCCCAGCCTCGGGGCCAAGCGCGTCGAGGACCGCGCCGATGCCGATCTGCGTCTGACGCCACTCGACAACGGCCGGGAGCGTCGCGTCGGGCTGGTTCAGCGCCGATGCCGCCGCCCAGTCGGGCAACGACGCGACGTCTGGATGAGCGAGGCGTTCCGCGAGCGTTTCCATCTCAGATCCCCCGCAGCGCCGCCAGCGTGGCTTCGGTCTCTGCGATCTCGGTTTCGAGTTGGGCGATGCGGGCATCGTCGCCGTCCCGATCAGCAGTTGCCCACGCGCTGTTGAGCGTGGCGAGGCGGTTCTGCGCGAGGCGGATCAGATCGGAGATGGACATCAGACCAGCACCACCAGCTCTTGAGTGACCGTCGATAGGTGGGATTGTAGCAGGACCACGTCGTATTTGTCGGTGCCGTCAATTGCGGCGAACGCAGCCATGCGTTGACCGATCGCGGCAGTTCCCGATTGCAAGAAATCGGTCGGCGTGTGCGGCGACAACACGCGGTTCTTCGAGTCGAAGCGGTAGATTTGGTTGACCTGCGAGGCGACGTAGATATTCAAATAGGTAAAGCGCCCTTCGCCGCCGTATGGCGAATAAGCCCCGGTCGTTCCAGCGCCCGTTGCGTTCTGCGCGCCGTCATAGGTGATAGCGCCAGTCCATGTGCCGGTGATGGTGTTTGCGATGTCGAAGAGGTCAAGCGTCGTCGCGCCGCCACGGAAGAAGTAGTTGAAGCTGTGGCGAGCATTGCGTGCGGGATCGGGCTGAATGCCAAACGAAGGCATCCATAAGCATCCCGCCGCATTCGCAGCAGGACCGGCGGCGAAATACGTCGTAGACCACGCATTCGCCGCGATGCTGTTGGTGCCATTGTTGATGGTGGCGTCGCTGTAATTGTAGGTGTAGGTCGTCGTGTTTGCGCTGGTCCGCAGGACGATGATGTTCGGAAGCTCAATGACATATTTCGCCGTGCTGGAGGGCGTCGTGGACCAGTTGGTGCCCAGCGTGTAGACCGGCGATGCGCCAGCCGTGTGCGAGGCGATGATGCGACGCTGGCCGACGGCAGCGGGCGTGCCGGTATCCTGCACGATGCGGATTTGAAAATTGCGGTATTCGTTCGCCACGACGACCGCATCGCCGCCTGTCGCCTGACCTGTGAGCGTTCCCGCCGCTGTTGCAGTCGCGACGAGCGCCTTTCGCGAGACCACGTTGTTGTCGTATTCGGTCGCGCCCTTGATCATGCCCTCGCCCGGCTCGCAGTTGTAGGGCGTATACTGCTCATCAAGGACGAGGATCGCGCTATCCGTCGCGACGGTGGCGACGAGGTTGGTGGTCGAGAGGTTCGCCAGTGTGTTGGTCGCGACCTCGTAGCTGCGCCAGGATGCCGCTGCGAGAGCGCCGCTCGAAAGCATGATGACGCGGCCCGAAAGCAGTTCGTATCGCGCGCCGGTCGCGGGCGTGAACGTGAAGGCGTTATCGACGGTGATCGTCGGCGTCGTGCCGGACGTATTCCCGACGATGAAGCGTTCCTCGACTTTGCCCGCCGTGGTGTCGGTGATGCGGACCTTGAAGCCGTAGTCACCCGAGCCGCCACGGTTCGCCAGCATGTTCACGCCGACAGCGGTGCCCAAAGCCGTCGAGAGTGTGAACGATGTCGTGGTCGCGCCCGCAGCGATGGTTCCGACAGCCGCGAAAGACGGGACGAAGCACATCGCCGCGCCCGCTGCGACAGCCGCTGCGCCTGGATTGGTCGATAGCTGCCACGACTTCGTGACGATGTTGTAGCGGTTCAGCACGGTCGTGCTGATGAGGTTCTGGACAAACGGGTGTCGAGAGACGTCCGAGCGCATGTCGCAGCACATGAGCGTCCCGGCTGCGTGCGCGTTTGGCGAGGGCGCGGTCTGCACCCACTCCATCCGGTCGATGACCTTCTTAAAGGTGTTTGCCATCTGGAAACCTCAAGAAATGCAAGCGCGAACGTTCGCGCGCCAGGAAGCGCGAGCCATCGCGCGGGCCATGATCTGCGGCTGCTCGTTGCCGAAACCGGCGAGGTTGCTGACAGACGTCACCGTCGAACAGGTCGTAACCGTTGTGACAGTCGTGACCGTGCCGCTTTCCAGCACCACCGTCCCGCGTTGACGCTGGAGCGACTTGTCGTAGCCGCGCGGAGAGGCCAGCATCTGATAGATGCGTTGCAGCATCCACCAGACGCCCGTATCCTGCGTCGGCAGCGGCGCGGCCTCGCTCGTATCCGTCGCGCTGCCGTC